AGCAACTTCAGGATTTGATGAAAGTGCATCTAACGAAATAACTCAATCATCAGTAAGGATACCATTTAAGTTAGAGGTTTAAAATGCCATACACAGATATAGGACAAGCTACAACAACAGACATGACGAGTAATGTTAGTGATTACTCTGTTCAATTTATGGATACTGATGCTTCAGATACAGGAGAATATCAATATTCATTTCAGGATTGGAGCAAATATCTAGGATACTATAAGCAGATTCCTGAGCTGAGAGCTGCGATTGATTGTATTGCTACATGGACAGTAGGAAAGGGTTTTGTTTCTGATGAGATTACAACTATGAATTTAATGGCGATTAATGGATTTGGCAAGGACACTTTTAATTCTATAATTGAAAATCTGATAAGAACATATTATATTAATGGTGATGCTTTCGCAGAAATAATAAGTGATGATGAGGGGAATCTTATCAACCTAAAACCTTTAGACCCGAGTTCTATTGTGATAATTGCAGAGAAAGGATTGATAAAAAGATATGAGCAGACAAGCAAGATAGAGGGAAGAGAAACAAAGAAGTTCGACCCATCAGATATATTGCATTTGTCAAGAAACAGAGTTGCTGATGAGGTACATGGTGTTTCTATGATACAGGCAGTAGAGCCAATAATATTAATGCGTAATGAAGCTATGTCAGATTTCCAAACTGTGATGCACAGGCACGTTAAACCTATGAGAGTGTGGCACGTTGATACTGATGACACAACAAAGATAAGCGAGTTTAAAACTTTAGTAGATGAAGCGACAAACAAGAGCGAGAATGTTATAATTCCCAAAGGAGCAGTAGAGCATGAGCTTGTAAGTGTTCCTACTAATTCAACACTATCGCCTTTATCATGGATTAGAGAACTTAATAATTACTTTTTCCAAGCTGCGAGAGTTCCCCAGATTATAGTAGGGAACTCTCAGGAGCTTACAGAAGCTAGTGCTAAAATATCTTATTTGGCATTTCAGCAGACAATAGAAGAGGAGCAGTTGTATATTGAAGAACAGGTATTGGCACAATTAAATATTTATTTAAATTTAGAATTTCCGGCATCATTAGAGAGAGAGTTGTTATCCGATAAACGCAAGGATATGGGCAGTATGCAAATTCAACCTAATGATGTCATGGCAGGAGTTGGTCAATGATGGAGCTTGATATAGTTACTTTAATTTCAAATGTTGGCTTTCCGATAGCAATAGCTTTGTATGTTTTAATCAGATTAGAAAATACTCTAAAAGAAAACACAAGAGTAATAAGGGAACTCTGTGTTAAATTGGATAGATAAAATGTGTAAAACAGCAAAAGCTAGAAAGGGCTTGAAAACTTCACAGCGAAGATATGGAAAAGCAGCAGGAGCTAGGAAGTTTTTTGGTTCAATAGCAAGAAGTAAGAAAAGATAATGACAATCAGCGAGAAGATGAAGAAGGAAGGTTGGCATGAAGTAGCTAGTGAAGACGAGAAAAGCTACACTACAACTGAAGGTAAAACTATTCCTAAATATACACCAACAAGTTCAAGTTCATCAGGCAGTAAGTCAAGTTCATCATCAAGTAAGAGCAGTTCTTATTCTGCGCCATCATCTAAACCAAGTTCAAAGGGTGGAATGGACACAGTTATAGATTTAAGGAATGCTCCTTATGGCGAAGAAAGAAGCCCTATATCATGGGAAGAGTATAATCAAAGGACAGCAACTTTGCCTGAACCAAAACCAAATTATTTTAGCTTAAAAGAATACAGGCAGAGGAATACAATAGGTGGAAAGATTGCTAAAGTAATGACATCACCTATGACCACAGCAGGTTTAGGATTGACATTAGCAGGATTATTGGCTACTCCAGCAGGAACAGCAGCAGCAAGTTCTTTAATAGGTGGTGGAATAGAAAGCACAGGATTAAGAGGGTTATTTGCTAGACAAGTGGCTCTCAATACAGCAAGAAAAGAATTTGCAACAGCAGGGGGAAAAGTAGGACTAGCTAACATACAAAATATTTTTAAATTAACAAACAGGCAAACAGCAGGATTAGCGAGAGAATTAGGACGCCAAAGGATAGCAGGAGTTGCAGGAGCAATCACAGGAAGATTTGGAACTAATCCTAAAACTATTGGCTTGACATCAAACTTATTAAGTAAATTTACAGGGAACGCAGCATTAGTATTATCAGCAATAGGAAGTTATCCCTTTGCAGGATTTATAAAAGAAGAAGCATTACAAACTCTGAGCATGGGTTTTCAAACAGCTTCAGAGAATAATGATATAGAAGGCATGGCAGTAGCATTAGAAGAACAAAGAGAATTATTAAAGGCAAGAGGTATAGTAGATTTTATACCATATGCTAATGTGGTAAAAGAACTCAACTCTTTCTTTAATGCTGCAGTTAAGAAAAATAAAATAGATGAGAAGATTTTTGAAAAGAAACTAACATCAATAAGCAAAGGTGGAACAGGGAATCAATATGCAGATTTTAGAAATGAAGGTGAGAGAATAAAAAAAGCTGATAGTGCTTTCTTTGCTGTATTAGATGCAAGAAAAAAAGGAACTAACATAAGCGAAGAGTTAGTAGAATTAGCAAAGGATAGTTCTTATTATGTAGGACAATTTTAATTTTATGGAAAATGAAAAACAAAACGAGGAACAGGAAGAAGAAGTCAAGGAAGTCAAGAAGGACGTTGTTAAAATTGGTAAGAAAGGTTCTGTGCTTGATGAAGCCAACGAGGTATATAAGAAGTTGGAAGAGCAAAACCAGAAGTTCCAAGAGTTACTCGAGAGGCAAGAAGAATTAATGGCAAGACAGATGCTAAGAGGCAGAAGTGATGCCACAGTAGAGGAAACTAAGAAGAAAGAAGAGTCAGCTCTCGACTACAAGAACAGAATAATGCGCGGAGAACTTTAATAGAAAGATTTAAATAGTTTATTATTATTAGTAATATATGGCAAACGAAGCAACATTAGTTTATGAAACTATGCCACCAATTCCATTCACTTGTGCAGATGGAGCAACAATAGAAAAAGGAACACTTCTAAAATTATCAGACCCTATGACAGTAGCAGCAACTTCAGCTGATAATGATATCTTTATGGGAGTAGCTGCAGAAGAAAAGATAGCTAGTGATGGTAAAACAAAAATTGCTGTTTATTTGCAGGGTGTATTCATAGTTAAAGATTCAGGAGCAGGGGTTACTGTAGGAACACAACTAACAATTAATGGAGCTAATACTGTTAAAACTTATACTACCTTAGATGATGAAAAAGGATATGCTTGTGGCAGAGCATTAGAAACTGCTGCAGCAGGTGATACCTTTTTAGCATGGATTAATGTATTTTAACATGGCAACTGAGGAAGAACTCAGGAGCGTGGAAGAAATAGAGGAAGAAATCGAAAGGTTAATGGAGAGAGAAGAAGAAAATGGCAGACGCATCAGGACAAGCAGACATCAGGGGAATAGACATAGATAAGTTAGCAAAGGGATTTGCTGACGAGGAACTAGTTTTAAAGAATTACTGCACAGTTTCAAAGACAAGCGCAAGAGAAATCAGATGGTATCAGAAAACAGCAGGGTTTCTAGATAACACAGACACAACAGGAATAACAGCGTCAGTAATTGCTAACACAGCTTACAGAGCTTTGCCAGTAGTAGTAGAGCAATCATGGACAAGGAATACTTCTTATGTAAGAAAATATTTTGTTGAGTCACCTTTAATATCTGAAGAGGATATTAAAGATTGTGACATAGATATTCTAGCAACTAATGTCAGAGATTTAGTTAAAGCTGTAAGCAATCAAGTAGATTTAAGAATCTATACTGTATTAACTGCTGCAGGTTGTCAGACAGCAGCATCAACTCAAGATGGTTGGGACGATGCAGCAACAGGAGACCCAATTACTGATTTAATGGCAGCTAAGACAGCTATAAGAAATTACAGATATAATCCAGAGGGAGCAATACTTTACATTCACCCAACAGACCATAAGAATTTATTGACATTCTTAATAAATGTTAAGGGTAGTTCAATTCCTGCGTTCTCAAGCCAAGCAGTAGAAAGAGGAGTAGTTATGGAAGTATTGGGTTTGAAAGTCGTTGTTAGTGTTAATGCTACATCTGACCAAGCTTTAGTGTTTGTACCTAAAGTGTCATGCACATGGAAGCAGTTTGTACCTATTACTTCTACAGTAATTACTGACCCGGGTATAGGTAGAAAGATTAGGGTATGGGAAGAGGGAGAAGCTATAAGAACAGACCCTTATGCTGTATATCTAATAACAGATACCATAACTTAAAATGACTAAGGAAAACTGCATTAAGCTTTTAAAATTCTATAAGGAAACTAATAATGTTAGAGCATACGAAGATATGAAAAAGCATATTCTAACTACTAAAAAATTTCAAGGTGACCCTATAATAAATGAATTAACAGAGGAGAAAGAAGATGGTAAGAAATCAAAGAGATGATGGGAAGAGCGAATATACAGTGACTAACATCACAACAGACAGAGCTTTGAACTGCAATGAAGAGGCAGGAGCTTTATTAGTAGCTGATGTATTGGGAACATTAATAGCTGATTTAATAGAAGCGGGGGTAATAAAAGGAACAGTAGCGTAAAATGGCAGTAGGAGACATTACATCAACAGTTACAGAATATGCAACTATGGCTGCTTTGAATACTTTTTTAGATGCACAAAGCACAGGAGCAGCAACAGCAGGAGCAGATACTACAACTTACTTTATTATCCCGGGAGCTAATTGTTCTATGTTCTATCTAGTTAAGGTTGTAAGAGCAGCAGCGTAAGATATTTATAGTTTAATTCTTTAGAATATTAATGGCAGATACACACAACCAAGCTGAAGTTAAAACTCGTTATCCTGTTGTAGATGGACTAACTGCAAGGACTACAAAGCAGACAGGACATAAAGAACAACTAGAACCTACAAAGAGTTTTGTCAGGCAGAGAATTAAAGCAGGAGTATATTAAGATGGGTGGCAAGGGAAGTGGAAGAACTCCAAGCGTTAAAACAATAATAGCAAGACAGAGAGAAGTAAGAACTCCGATAGCATCAGATATGTTTATACCTAATCTATCAGGAGATCACAGCAGTGGAATTGTAAGAACAACACCGACGGATAACTTAGATATACCAAATAAAGCTTATGTTGATTCTAATAATTTATGGGAAGTAGACGGTACAGAAACACAGTTAAAAGTTGCTGATGATATAGACATGAGAGCAGGAGCATTATTAAACACAGGAAGCATAATACCAAACACTACACAGACATCAAGTTTAGGGAGTACTACAAAATACTTTAATGCTGAATACTGCAACACAATCTATTATAATGCAAATGCCTATCTATCAGGAGTAATAACAGATGGAGAAATAGATATAAACGCAGTAATAGATTGTTCTACTTATTCTGCATGGGGTAATGATTCTACACCAGATTCAGCAAGAGTAATGAAAGTATGTGATGTTCATACAGGCACAACATCTTCAACAGGAGTATATGTTAATTTTCAAAAGAATCCATCAGGAAATACAACAAACGAACATTATGGAATGGGTGGATATACAACTGTATATGCTCAGACAACGAGATGGAATAATGGTTGTGTAGTAGGGGGATTACAATTCGGCCCTTATGTATTAAGCGCAACAGTTGGACAAGACCAAGATATGATAGGGATAGAAACATGGGGAAGTAGGGGTTATCAGGGAGTTGTAACAGCTGACGATATTTATGGATTTAAGGTTGCCAGCGTAGGCACTGATTGGGGTGGAAGCATCACAGCTGATAATGCCTATGGAATAATGATTAAAGATTATATTGCATCAGACCCAACAACAACAATAACTAATCAATATCAGCTTTACATAGAAGCACCAAATCAAGCAACAAATAAATATCAAGTATATTTAGCAGGAACAGGAACAGGAACAGGAATATATTTTAATGGAACAGCTGTCAGAATCTACAGTTCAGCAGCCAACACATTTGATATTACCTGCACAACATTACAGATAAATGGAAGTGCTGGAGCAACAGGAAGCTTCACAACAACAGATGGAAAAACTGTTACAGTAACTAAAGGGATAGTAACAAGCATAGTATAAAATGGCAATAACAAACATACACAAAGATATAGCTGAGGGAATGCTAGTTTATTACTCAGGGAGAGTTGGTGGAGTACCACAAGACAAAGCAAAGACAGAGAGTTTTTTGTATGGAGATGAAACAACAAAAGTAAATCTAATAAAAGAATTTGTTGGCAATATCTTACTGCCTAAGATGCAGGTAGATAGAACAAATCTGTCAAATAACTTAACTGAACTAGATAATAAGATAGCAGAACTTCAGAATATAATAAAATGAAAGTAGTTAAGTCAGTAAGAAGATACTACTAGAACATATATATTCTACACTACACATATGTTTATATAGTAGTGTTACTTCTGTAACATATATGGAAGAAGATATAATAATAAGAATCAAACTACAGGATTTAAGAAAAGTAAAAAGATATTTGAGACCATACCCTAATGAAAGTATGGCTCATTACTTTCAAAGATTAGCAGTTAAACTTAATAATCCTTTAAAGGAGATGTAAGGTTTCGTCACTCTTATCCTTACAGCGTAGGCATCTTCGTGATGCCTACTTATATTCAAATGATAGAAAATAAAGATTTCAAAATAGCAGAGAACAAATACGATATCATACTAGACAAACTAATTAAAGATACTGAACAATTAGAAATGTCTATTGAACTAAACAACGTAATCATAGATTACATAAAAAAGAAAAATGGAACAACAAAAACAAATAACAGAAGATGTAACCCAATATCTAAAACTCATGAAGATGAGTAAAGGATACAATTGGGAAATAAAAGTAAACGTCCTAGACGTTGAAAAAATAAAACAATTAAATCAAAGAATGATGGAATCATTTGGGAGTTTAGAATGAAAACAAATCTAAAGGTCGAAGACTTTGAAGATAAGAAAACAACAGCAGGAAAGAGATACACAAGGTTCAAAACAGACAAAGGATTTATGTCTTGTTTTGACACCAAAGCATCTGAAGAACTGAAGAAATATGAAGGTAAAATAGCTTCAGTAGAAGTAAAGACATCAGGTAAATACAGCAACATAGAGAAAGTATATGGAAATGAAGAACCAACAGAAGATGACGAACAAGTAGAAATACAAAGCTTTGCTAAAGATGGAGTATGGCAAAGTAAAGAGAGAAACATAGAAAGAATTGACAGAGCTAAAGCATTAGAGATAGCTAATGGAGATATAGATAAAGCAAAAGAATTTTACAACTACATAACTAATGGCTAAGTAGCAGGAGCAAATATAGCTTCGCTACGTGACGAACAAACGGAATCTATTTAAGTATTTCCGATAAACACTGAAGTCATCAGAAACACATAAATATTTCCGTTCGTTTATCATCACTACGCTCAGATTAACAATAATCCGTAACTCCCCAACATTGAGGAGTTACTCCTTATTATTAATTAAATTAATAGAGGTACTTAAAATGGAAAAAGTAATAGAATATCCAGCTGAAATAGAAGCTCAGGACGAAGAACTTATTCATTCAACAGAAGTCAAAATTCCTTTAAAAGAAGAAGACTTCCCAGAATCAGTAAGAGAAATCCTATACAAAATAATTGTAGAAAGAAATGACTGTCTTGATAAATTCTACATAGTAGGCAAATGGATTTGGTGTTCATTCCCAGAGAAACCATCTGAAGAAGTAATTAATTGGCTCAAAGCTAATAACTTCAAATGGAATCAAACTAGGAAAGTATGGCAAAATGCTTGTGGCTTCTACTGCAGGCATTCACCTACAGACCCTAGAGAGAAATACGAAGTAGTAAAACTTTAAACTACACCAATAACTATATTTTTTTTGCTATACTATCTAGCTACTAGATAAATTAAATTAAATTAATATGAGGTTAAAATGAAAGACAATAAAGAAATAACTGAAATATCAAACACACTTTATTCAATAATAAGGTATTTGGTAACACATGAAAAGAAAAGTAAGATAAAAGAAACTGACTTAGATAACATAGAATTGGAATTAAGAAAAGTATTGGAACTAATAAAGAAACTTCGCCAATAAACTTATTTTTTTGCTACATTAAATCATTAAAGCAGGGGACACCCCCGCACCCCCGTTAAACAATCTAAACTAATCAACATCATAATCTAGCTTCACTACGTTCAGGATTAATATCCACCCCACCCCCCAAGTATATCTTAATTACCTATAATCTCTTCACCTTTTAATTACTCCGTAATATTTATATAATCAATAATAAGTAGTTACTACGTAACTACA